TGGCCGTATAACGGCAGGTTGTTTGAGCCAGATGGGTGTTCCCTTAATTATGTTAAGAATCAATTCTTCTAATCAGGAGTGTCACCAAGGGCTTTCGCTTGGGTTTGTTTGGGTTTTCTTTAGTTACAAATACTTTAAAACCATTTTCAGGCTTTGAAATGCACTTTATTAATATGTCTCAATCCCTTAAAAGTACTCTGATGAGACCTGGGACGAAAACCTTCTGGTTAAGTACAATGTTTGAACTACTTTTTGTAGCATGGGCATCAATAACATTAGTTGTATCACATTTATCACCAGCTATTAAGCCTGTTGACAGTATGCCAGGGTCTGATCTTGTAATTGAAGATTACCCTATTTCAACTTTTCTTATTGACTGTTGGTTGTTTATGAACCAGCCAGCAGTTTGGTTAAGAACAAAAATGCTCCTATCCACTTCCTTATTAATAATACCATTCATTTTTCTCACATTGTTTTTGTTCAACCTTGTTCCTATTATTTTGTCTGGAGTTTTAATTTGGACATTTGGGGTCATACCATTGATAACATTTGGTTGGACTATTATTGTTGCTTGTTGCACTCTTATCTCCTTCATTTCTGTGTATAGTCACTTGGTTTTTGGGAGAATTTTAACTATTTTCTTTGAGGAAACTGTTAGAGTTAGACCTGAAACTATAGACATTATGAGGAAATATAATTCAGCTTTCACTCTTAAGATAAGTGAATCTTATAAATATGCTGATCCACCTATCGTCTTCATTAGGAAAAGAGGGTTGAATAAAGCTGATTTATTGAAGGACCCAATAGAGGAAGATGTTCCTCTGGTCCTGGCGGCACAATTTGTACTTTTGTACTGCCCAGTGCCCAGGCAAGGTCTTTCATCTTTTGCTTTGTCAATTTTCACATTATTTGTTATATTGAACACATTTTTCTTTCGATTAATTAAAGCTGCTGTTTTAAGACTTAAATATGTTAGCTTAATGCTATTATGTTGTTTAATGGTTGCTATTTTTGGGTCCCCTGCAACTGTTCAATTTTGGTTGGACCTTTCATGGGATATTTTAACATTTACAGTTTTTGGGGTGACTTCTCTGTTTACAAATTTTAAACAGTTTCGTTATTTACTGAGACTTCTCTTTCTTTTTGCTTATTTAAGACTTAATAAAATTCTTCTGCAGATCACCCTTAATGTTGATGGTCATGCAGGCCCTGTGAGGGGTTTTGATACTAAAGAAGAAAAGTTTGCCCAGATCTGGAATGCAGGTGTGGCTCGCCTTCAGACTTTTGTTGATACTGTTTCTCTACCTAATTTTATCAGGACTTTACCTGAAAGATTTGATATTGAAGCAATCAATGAAAGTCAAAGGATTCTTCATGATCTTGGATGGCCTGATTCGGATCCTGTTGTATCAGGGCCTGAAACTAAAACAATGAATTGGGATCAATATAAGCATGCCTATTTAGGAACAGTCCCTTCCATTAAGCAAGGGATTCATAGAGTGGAATATGAAATCAAGACAGATACTGAAGCCCTTTCAGCACTTGGTCCTGCTTGGATTAGATCTGAATCTTATGTTACAGTCGAAAATGAACTGGCTTCATTGGCCAGGTATTTCGAGGAACCTGTACGTAAAGATTTTGACCTTCCTTTGGATGAGATCTGGTTGCTTGTACATTCTATTTTCGAAAATTCAAGATTAACTTCATATAGAGAGATCTTGCGTCATTGGAATAAGAAGTATGGGCTTGGACCTTTCTGGAGAAAGACCAAATCCAAGAAATGGAGGAAAATGTCTAGGAATGATTTCATTAAGGCTTTGGGAGGTTTTGAGAACCTCCTTAAATTATGGGTTGAAACCTTGAGACATGCCCCAGGTCTTGTCCCTGTGGCTCCTGTTTCTGTTAAAGGTGAAGCATTGCCAGAGAAAAAGTTTTTGGCTGATAAGTTGAGGACAGTCATTGGGTCCCCAATTGTTCATTACATCATGTCAACAGTTTGGAATTATTTTCCAAACCATAACTTTAGGTACTGGTCGACTTCAATCAAGGTTGGAATGCCATTGAATGGCGCCAACTTGAGTCAATTGGTCACTGAGCATTTAGCTTTTGATAAGCATTTTGCTGGTGATTTTACTGCCTTTGATTCGACAGTTACTGAACCTATGGTTAGAATCATAAAGAAAGTCAGGAAAAAGGGGTTTGAATATCATCGGGATTATGCTAAAATTTGTTTCTTGATTGATTCAAATTATGAAGCATTATTGAAGATGCCCCTTTTAACTACATCAACTGGCAATCTTTATGACAAGAAGGTTGGGTTGTCAACTGGCCATTCATCA